TGTTCTTGGATTATATAATCTAGATCTTGCAACGGAAACGCCTTCGGGAGGCGGGGTATTTACAGACTCAAGAGAACTATCCAAAGAAAAGTATAACTGGTATCATAAACCATTCAGAGATTTCATCAGAACTGGAGTCAATGGAGAAGAGGGATCATTCCTAGACTCAATTTTAATCGAAGAGCATGTGGTTTTGAACTATAGAATAGATGGTGCTGAGCCATTCACGATCCCACGAACCACCGAAACCATGCAGGCCATGCGTGGTAAAGTTCTTCAGACAAATCAACCAGCGGATAGCATCACTAGTCTGATGCTGAACGACCCAAGATTTGGATTTGAAAATGCTCCACCCCCAGATCACCGAAAGATAACTTTTGTTAATCTGGATGGAATGACAGAACTACGAGAGTTCGCAGTGCAGGGTGACAACTGGACTACGCTTCAAACAGATTTTGAAGCGGCAGATTTACCACTTCTTAGAATTTTGGATCTAAGAGGAAGTAATCTATCAGGACTTGGTTTCGGTAATGCTCCTGCCATAGAAGAACTCAATTTGAATTCAAATAATATCACAGGATCTTATGACCTTTCTTCTCTCACATACTTAACATCATTAGATTTGTCGTACAATGATGTAAGTAATATTGATTTTGGCACCGAAGACAAAATCTATCTTACAAATCTGAGGGTTGGATATAATAGTAATCTATCTTCTATTCAGGGTTCTTTCCCTCAGATCATTGACTTCAATGCAAACAGATGTAACATAAGTGATATTGATCTATCAACCAAACCATATCTGTCATTTGTCGAACTCATAGGAAATCCATTAAACAGTGTAAAGATTTCAGGAACTCCTTCGATAAGTTATCTCGGATTAAGTAACACTTTCACTGAAGCCACTTCACTTACAGACTGTGTTCTACCTACACTCGTAAACCGAACACTTACAACAAGTGATTTACCAGATAGTATTAGGGGCGGAAGTAATCCAGAAGACGGAGCCATAATTCCTGAACCAACTTACATCACTAAATTAAACTTCAGAAAGAACACTATCAGCGGTTTAAACTATGACGCTTTCGCTCGTAACTTAGCAGAAACAGTAGCAATCACAGTTGTCTCCAAGTTCACTCAAACCAATTTCACAACCGTTGGTGATCTTGGAACGAGAGCAAGTGCATCGGCAATATACTGCAAGGAAATCGATTTCAGTCAAGTCACAGAAAGTGCAACAGATGATTCGAGTAGTGTTCTAGAATTGCTCAAGTATCTTTTCCAGAATGCAACAGCAGCAGATCTACAAGGAATTGATATTTCTGGTGGAGAAACTTTAAGAATAATCTTGACGGGTATAAATACTAGTGTAAGATGGGAAAGTGATTTAGGACAAGCGTTACAAAATGCTATCCCACAGGATATTTACAATAACCTAGCCCTTATAATTTGATGGAGTTTACATGTCAGAATCAGATATCCAACGACGGCTTGATGCGGAAAAGAAGAAGAACAAAAAAAAAGAAGATGTAAATTTTGCTCCTGCAAAGGAAATAAAAAAGAAAACCCTAAAAGATAGAATTGGTATGGTAGGTTCTTTTGCTGCCGCAATGGCATCAAGAGGTCTAGCGAACAATAAAATCGATAGGAAAACTAAGCAACTTCGTGTTCTTTCGTGTCAGGGAAGTGGAGAACTACCACCCTGTGAGTACCTACGAGAAAGTAAAGTAAATTCAGAACGATCTTATTGTGGTGGTTGTGGTTGTGGAGATAGGAAGCAAACTTGGTTAGTTGCCGAAAATGATGAGTATGGTAAACTAGACTATCCTAAAGTTTCTTGTCCTTTAAACATGCCTGGATTCAGTAACTACGAACCATCCTCTTCTGATGAGGCAAATAATCCTATCACTAGACGTTACTATATTGAACAGATGGATATGAAAGATGTAGAAGCGGTTCAGGTTACAATTAACCAAGCACCACCACCCAACGTCAAGTAATAAAAACAATCGAAATCCATAGCGCCTCCTATGTTCTTATACATACTTAAGAACATAGGAGGTTCTCATATGGGTAGTCTTGCATCAAGAGAGCAAATTATCGATTACGCCATGCGTAAATTGGGCGCACCTGTTGTTGAAATTAATGTAGATTACCAGCAGGCAGAAGATCGTTTAGACGAAGCATTAGAATTCTTCACAGAACGACACTTCGATGGTGTTGAGCGTTGTTATTTCAAGCATCAGATAACTTCAACAGATGTTTCAAATCGGTATATCTCAACATCAAACCTACCACCCGTCGATGGAGTTACGGGTAGCGGACCTGATGGTTCAGACATTGTGTCTGTAGTTAGAATTTTCCGCATGGAATCTTCTACCTCAAATATGTTTGATGTTCGATATCAGTGGGCATTGAATGATGTCTTTGGTATCAACACAGGAAATGCTTTCGGTGGAGGATCTGAACCCCTCGCTTCGTATGATATCTTCAGAAGATACCACAGTCTGATCAATGACTTCTTTAACCCAGACAAAGCCCTACGTTTCAGTAAGGTTACGAACAAGTTACACATCGACATGGATTGGGAGAACGATGCAACTGTCGGTGACTACATCATCGTTGAGGCATACGCTGCTCTAAATCCAAATATATACACTGAAATATTCAATGATAGAATGCTCAAGAAATACTTTACTGCCCTACTCAAGAAACAGTGGGGAATGAACATGCTCAAGTACGATGGAATTCAATTACCTGGCGGAGTAAGTCTAAAGGGTGGAGAGATTTACCAACAAGCAGAGCAAGAGGTGGAAAGACTAGAAGAAGAAATTCGACTACAATACGAACTTCCCATCGATTTTATGACGGGATAATAAATGGCAACAAATCCATACTTCAACTTTAAAAGTTCTGCTCCAGAACAAAACCTAATGGAAGATCTAACCATCGAAGCAATCAAAACGATGGGCATGGATGTTTTGTATCTTCCTAGAGAGTACGTCAAGAAGGATCTTCTCTTCGGAGAGGATGTTCTTAGTCAATTCACAAAGACATATGAAATTGAAATGTACCTCCAGAGTGTTGATGGTTTTCAGGGCGAGGGTGATATTCTTGCCAAGTATGGACTGGAGATCAAAGACAAGGTTGAGATGGTTGTTTCTAAACGAAGGTTCGTGGATGAAATTAGCAATCTAGAAACTAATGTCGATAGACCAAGAGAAGGAGATCTTATCTTCTTCCCCTTCGGTAATTATCTTTTTGAGATTAACTTCGTAGAGCATGAGAATCCATTCTATCAGTTGGGTAAGAATCAAACCTACTTAATTCAAGCCGAACTCTTCACTTACTCATTAGAGAAATTCCAGACTGGTGTTTGTGGTCCAGATCAACTACACAACACGAAGGAATACGCAACAGAGTTCACAGTAGGAACAGCGGTCAACTCTGGACCTGGCTACTACTTAGGTGAAACAATATTCCAAGCCGCTGGACTAACGGGTGCGACACTAGGACAGGCAACTGCTTCTGCAACCGTAGTTGGTTGGTCACTGGCAACAAGTAAACTAACAGTATCGAGTACGAGCGGTTCGTTTATAACTGATGGTTCAGAAACAGTTAGAGGTAATAACTCCGAGACAGAATACTATCTAACAGACTCAGATACTACTAACCTTGTAGTTCCAGAGAATGTTGTTAGTAATGTTCCCGATGGAGATGCTAATACCTTTGGCGTTGAAAAACAAAGCATCCTAGACTTCTCCGAAACCGATCCATTCTCGGAGGGTAATTATTAATGTTTAGTACATACTATAATGCAGCAATAAGAAAGTTAGTTGTTGGTTTTGGATCTTTATTTGATAACATAGTAATTCAAAGAACTAACAGAGCCGGCGATCAGATCGATCGTATTAGAGTTCCCCTCGCATATGGTCCGTCTGAAAAATTCTTGATGCGTCTAGATCAGCCAAGCAGTATTAACGAAGAGCAAACTAGCGTACAGATCACTCTACCTAGAATGTCATTTGAAATCACGGCGATATCATATGATTCTGGTAGAGTAAAAAATAGACTCAATCAAACTTGGGCCACTCCATCCTCTGATGGAACCACGACATTTTCCTATTCAGAAGTGCCATACAATGTCACATTCTCTCTTTATGCTATGGTAAGAAACATGGATGACGGGTTCCAAATAATGGAGCAAGTTCTACCATTGTTCTCTCCTGACTTCAATATCAGAATAAATTTCACCGATCTATTCAAGAAGGTAGACGTTCCAATCATTCTAAATGATGTAACACTGGCAGAAGACTACGATGGTGATTTTGAAACAAGAAGAAATATTCTTCTAACCTTTGACTTTACTGCTAAGACATATGTGTATGGTCCAGAGAAATCTTCCAAACTCATTGGAGATGCAAACATTCGCACTTGGGATTACTTACAAGGTAAATCAGGAGCATATGAATTCATAGAGACTGGTGTTTGTGGTGGAATATCTGGTATTACCGCAGGACAAACATACGACACATACCAACACATATATGAGGTTGGAGTTCATGGACAAACTGGAGCGATAGATACTTACGGGAACTACATTGGTCCCACTTATGGATAGGAATTATTATGGATCCCAACAAAAATCTAGCAAAGGCGTTAGGCGTGGATTTTGAAGAAAAAGAAAAGAAAGACATAGTAAAGAAAAAACCAACTGAGATCACAGTCGATCATAAAGATATTCAAGATCCCGATCTCAAGAAGGACTATCTTGCTACACGAAAGAACCTAATGGATCTTATCGACAACGGTAAAGACGCCATTCAGGGAATTATGAACGTAGCAGAAGAGGGTGAGCATCCCCGAGCCTACGAAGTTGTTGCTCAACTCATAAAGACTGTTGCCGATGTAAACAAAGATCTCATTGACATTCACAAGAAGGTCAAGGATGTCGAAGTCACCAAAGTTGAAAATAATGAAACAACTAACAACTCAATCTTTATTGGATCAACATCAGAGTTACAAAACCTGATTAATGCCAATAGAAGTACCAAGAAGGTTGTTAATGAAATAGTGGACGAACCAAAGGATGACGGATAAAAAAAGTGGTTATCTAGGAAACCCTAACTTGAAAGAGTCGGGGCGTGAGCAGAACTTTACCAAAGAACAAATTAAAGAGTACATGAAGTGCGCCCAAGATCCGAACTACTTTATCAAAGAGTATGTTAAGGTTGTCTCTCTGGATGAGGGTTTGATTCCATTTGAACTCTATGATTATCAAGAGGATATTGTGGAGAAGGTTCATAACAATCGTTTTGTTATTGCCAAACTACCACGACAGAGCGGTAAATCGACCACGATCGTATCTTACATTCTCCACTACATTTTATTCAACCAGTCAATGACTGTTGGCATCCTCGCTAACAAGCAGGCTACCTCCCGCGAGATTCTATCTCGTCTTAAACTTGCATACGAGTATCTACCCCTATGGCTACAACAAGGAATTGTGGAATGGAACAAGGGATCTATCATTCTAGAGAATGGATCTAAGGTTCTTGCTTCTGCAACATCATCATCTGCCATTCGTGGTGGTTCGTTTAACATGATCTTCCTTGACGAATTTGCTCACGTTCCAAACAATATTGCCGAAGAGTTCTTCAGTTCTGTATATCCTACCGTGACATCTGGACAGAACACAAAGGTGCTTATGGTATCAACTCCAAACGGATTGAACATGTTCTACCATTATTGGAAGCACGCCATTAAAGAAGTAGGTGAGTCTGGCAAGAATGAATATATTCCGATTGAGGTCCATTGGTCTCAGGTTCCTAAGTATCCAGGCGGTCCTCTCCGCGATGAGGCATGGATGAATGAAACCATTGCCAACACCAGCGAGCAGCAGTTCCAGTCAGAGTTTGAGTGTGACTTCATCGGCTCCAGTAACACATTGATATCCTCACACAAGATTCACTCCCTTGCTTGGGTGAAGCCTAAGATTAAGAACGCAGATGGACTTTGTGTTTATGATGATCCTATAGAGGGACATACCTATGTCGTCACTGTAGACACCTCCAGAGGTCAGGGAAAGGACTACAGTGCGTTCTGTGTGATTGATATAACAAATCCCCCATATAAAGTTGTAGCACGCTTTAGAAACAACATTATTTCACCAATGGTTTACCCAACCGTCGTTAAGAGACTAGCAGAGCAGTATAACAATGCATTCTGCCTTATCGAGATCAACGACATTGGTGGTCAGGTAGCAGACGTTTTGTATTCAGATCTTGAGTATGAAAATGTGTTGATGTGTTCTCACCAAGGTAGAAAGGGACAGACCATTAGTGGTGGCTTTGGTAAAGGAAATGTTCAGTTTGGTGTTCGCACATCACAGGTGGTCAAGAAACTAGGCTGTTCTGTGTTGAAAAGTCTCATAGAAGAAGATAAACTACTAGTAGAAGATCAAGAAATCGTAGGAGAACTCACCACGTTCGTGGCAAAGAAGCAGTCATATGAGGCAGATGATGGACACCACGATGACTTGGTAATGTGTCTAGTATTATTTGGATGGCTGACACGACAGGAGTATTTTAAAAACCTCACAGACGTTGACGTTAGAACAGATATATACAAAGAAGACATAGAACAATTAGAAGAAGATATGTCTCCTTTTGGATTTATTGATAACGGCGCTGAGGAAAATAGTATGTGGGATGGAAAAGATAGGTGGTTTTCTGACAAAGATGACACCAAAGGATCCTTCTTCTAAATACCCAAAAGTATAAATAAAGAGAATACGCAGCGTATCTAAGGAGAATAGAAAATGGCATTTACTTTAAGTCCCAGTGTGAGCGTTACTGAGAGAGATTTCTCGGGTATCGTTTCACTTGTCGCTACAACACCCGCTGCCTTTGTCGGTCGTTTCGACAAGGGACCAGTAAACGAACGAATTCTAATTAGTAGTGTTAAGGAACTACAAGAAACTTTTGGTACACCAAGCGTTGATCGCTACGGTTCTGACTGGTGGACTTGTTATAACTTCCTACAGTACGGAAACAATCTAACCGTCGTTCGGGCACAAGGAGCAGGTGCTACCTCCGCCACCATTGGTATCTCAGGTGAGTATTCCTCTGGCGTTGTTCTTGGTCCCGCTGAATCATTCTTCACCATGCAAACTAAAGATGTTGGCGCACATGTAAATGGCGCTCTTGAACTACAACTTGTCACTGCTGGTATGGGTTATACCGCAGGAACTGCTACTGACGCCTTCACATATAAGCCAAACACCTCCTCTCATGCTGCTAGATTCGGTGCGACAGGCGACGAACTCGCCATTGCAATCATCGATCGTAGAGGTGTCTTTGGACCCAGTGGTAGTGTTCTAGAACTATACGAAGGTCTAAGTCAGATCATCAACGCAGTTGACGATCTCGGTAGTCCTCTTTATTACAAGTATGTTATCGCAGAATCTGATTTTGTAAAAATTGATCCAAATCTTGGACAGTTCCAGAGCATCATGGGATCTTCTGCTGGTCGTGGTGGAACTTTCTCTGACTTGTTTGGTGCTAACAATGTTGAGGACGGATTAGACGTAACTGTTTCTTCTGCCGACCTCGATGCAAACGGTATCATTAATGTTAGTAAAGCAAACTTCACAAAGATTCCACTAGATGCTTATAACAACGCAGGTAATTCTGGTGAAAATGCACCTCTATCTTACACCTTCACAGGTGGAGCATATGGAACCTCAGTAACAAATGCAGAAAAGCAAACCACTTGGACAACCTACTTTACAGATACCGATGAGGTTGATGTTAGTATTGTTATCGCTGGAGATGCAAACAATGCACTCAATCAACACCTAGTTGATCTAGCAACCACTAGAAAAGACTGTATCGCTTTGATCTCACAGCCAGTTGCAGACGCCGCTGGTAATGCAGGTATTGAATCAGCAGAGGCACTTGTAAACACTGCAACACTAGACAAGTGTACCTTCAGCACTGTCAAGGACTACAGAACAAACGATCTCAACAGAGATAGTTCATACGCTGCCATGGATGGAAACTGGAAGTATATCAGCGACTCCTATAACGGAGTTTCTCGTTGGGTTCCCCTGAACGGTGACGTTGCAGGACTCCTTGCTAGAACTGAGACTGATTTTGCTCCTTGGTTCTCACCAGCAGGTTACAGTAGAGGTAACATCCAGAACGTAATCAAACTCGCGTTTGCTCCAAGCAAGGCACAGAGAGATTCGCTATACAGCATTGGTATCAACAACATCTTTGCTTTCCCTGGCTCTGGAACAGTTCTCTGGGGAGACAAGACACTTCAGACCAAGCCAAGTGCGTTCGACAGAATTCAGGTTCGCAGACTATTCAACGTTCTTGAGAAGTCCTTCGCAACTTCAGCGAACTTCGTTCTCTTCGAGCAGAACGATGCCTTCACTCGACAGAACTTCGTAAGTCAAGTCGAGCCAGTTCTTCGTGATGTTCAGAACAGAAGAGGACTTGAGAACTACAGAATTGTCTGTGACGAGTCCAACAACACTGCTGCAACCGTTGCTGCTGGTGAATTCATCGCCGACATTTACCTACAGCCAACCAAGAGTGTTCAGTTCGTCAAACTTAACTTCGTAGCAAATAATTCTGGATCATTCTTCACCGAGGGTTGATACATATAGTATAACAAAGGAGAGATAGATGTCACTATCACAATTCAAAGGTAAATTTGGTTCTGGAATTAGACCAAACCTTTACAATGTAACAGGTAACTTCGGTGGTGCTGCCGCAGCAATGACCGATGGTGAAGAATTCTTAATTAAGGCAGCAGCAGTTCCCGCGTCCTCTCTTGGAACGATCACTATTCCATTCAGAGGAAGAGAGATCAAGAGAGCAGGAGATAGAACTTTCGGAGACTGGACTATCAGTGTTCTCTGTGATCAGACCATGACCATTCACCAGAAGTTTGTTGACTGGTCCGCAGCGTTTATTGCTCTAGAGAATGACCTTAGAGCAGGTGATGCAGTTCCCTACGGCGAATGGACTGTTCAGCCACAAGATAACGCTGGAACTCCACAGAACAAGTTTACTCTCGTCGGTTGCTGGCCAATCGAAGTTGGAACTCTTGATCTTGGATATGACACCACTGACACAGTTGCAGAATTCAGCGTGACGATCGGTTATGAATACTGGACCCCACTTAGCGGTGAGGGTGCCCCACTCACTTGATTTATATTTTTTATGGAGAAAAGTAAATGCCAATTGATCTATTTGGTTTTACCATTGGTCGAAATGGAAAAATGACCCCTAAACCAACAAGTGGCGCTGACTCAAAAGCAGCGTCATTTGTTGGTCCTGATGATTATGATGGAACCTTTACCGTCGAAGGCGGTGGAGTATTTGGACAGTATGTTGACTTCAATGGTGGACTAAAATCAGAAAATGATCTGATTGGTCGATACAGAAGTATGGCACTTTATCCCGAAGTCGATCTCGCTATCGATGATATCACTACAGAGGCTATTGTTCATGGTCAAGACAGAACAATAGTCTCTATTAATTTAGATAAAGTTAATATGCCAGTTTCTATTAAAAATAAAATGAAAGATGAATTTGAAGGAATATTAAAACTCCTCAAGTTTAATCAGAAGTCCTATGAAATTTTTAGAAGATGGTATATCGATAGTAAAATATACTACCATGTCATTACAGATAACAATGCAAAGAACAAAGGTATTATAGAACTACGAGCAATTGATCCTATTAAGATTAAGAAAATCAGAAATGTACAGAAGAAGCAACAGAATGTAAATGGTACTCAGGTTGCCATGGTCAATAAAGTAGAAGAGTTTTATCTCTACACAAATCTTGATAAGCAGTCTTCTTTCCAGACAGCACAATCAGGTCTGAAGATCGCTCCTGATTCTATCTGTTACGTTCACTCTGGTATTATCGATTCAGGAACAAAGCGAGTCGTTGGATATCTTCAAAAGGCTATTCGTCCTTTAAACATGCTTCGTCAGACTGAAGACGCTACTGTAATCTATAGAATCTCCCGTGCGCCTGAGCGTCGTATCTTCTATATTGATGTGGGTAACTTACCTAAGCAGAAAGCAGAACAGTATCTTAAGGACATTATGAATCGTTACCAGAACAAGTTGGTCTATGATGCCAGCACTGGTGAGATCAAAGATGATCGCAAGCACATGAATATGCTTGAAGATTATTGGTTACCACGACGAGAAGGTGGTAGAGGAACTGAGATCAGCACCCTTGATGGTGGACAGAACCTCGGTGAGATGGAAGACGTTGATTACTTCCTCAAGAAAGTATATCGCGCCCTTCACGTTCCTACCTCTCGAATGGATGCCGAAAACGGATTCAATATGGGGCGATCTTCTGAGATCAGTAGAGATGAATTGAACTTCTTTAAGTTTATTGATCGTTTGCGTATGCGTTTTTCGGAACTCTTCATTCAACTACTTAGAACGCAGTGTATTCTTAAAGGTATTATGACATTGGATGAATGGAATAATATCGTACAGGATATTCATTTTGATTTCCAGAAGGATTCCTACTTCACAGAACTCAAAGAAGCAGAGATTATGCGTGATCGTTTAGAAATGCTCCAAAGCGTAGAGCCATATCTTGGAAGATTCTACTCAGACGACTGGGTAAGGAAGAATATTTTAAAGCAAAGCGAAAAGGAGATTGAAGAAATCGCCAAACAAATAGCGACCCAACCATCTCCCCCTACAGAGGATGAAGTATGAAACCAGCAGAAGAACTATTGAGAAGCATGTTAGATGACAACATGGAAAAGTTTCAACAAACATTTGGTGATACTTTCAAGTTAAAGGTACAAGATGTCACAGGACAAATAACTCCAGATGTCGTGGCAAATCTAGTCACCAAGCAAGAACCCGAGATCGAAGAAGTTGATGATACCGAAAGTGAGGATACAGATGAAGCCATCTAATATTATAAATAATTTACTAGATAAAAATTACGTCGAAGCAGAGCAAAACATTAAAGATATTCTATATGCCAAAATGGCAAATGGTATTAAGAGTCAATACCCTAGTCATGATGTAGAGGAAATCGAAGAACCACAAGAAGAGGAATAGCACATGCTACTTATCACCGAAACTACAACTGATGATGTCCGTATTATTACGGAAGCAACAGAGGACGGCAAGAAGAACTACTTCATTGAAGGTGTCTTCATGCAAGCCAACAAGCCCAATCGCAACAACCGCATCTACGAAAGGAACATTCTTTTCGGAGAAGCAAAGCGTTATATCAAGACTTATGTTGACGAGAACAGAGCGTTCGGTGAACTCAACCACCCACAGGGTCCAACCGTGAACCTAGATCGTGTATCACACATCATCAAGGAACTCAGAGAAGACAACGATAACCTTGTAGGTAAAGCAAAGATTATGGATACTCCTATGGGTAAGATCGTAAAGAACCTCATGGACGAGGGTGCCAAACTTGGCGTATCCTCTAGAGGTATGGGATCACTCAAGGAAAGAAACGGAATCAATGAAGTCCAGAAGGACTTCATGCTTTCAGCAGTAGATATTGTGGCAGATCCTTCTGCTCCTGATGCCTTTGTCAACGGTATCATGGAAGGTAAGGAATGGATCTGGGATAACGGTCTTCTCAAGGAAAGAGATATTCAGTCTTTCCAAGAGGATATCGAGGATGCGTACACCACAAAAAGAAACAGAGAAAACAAACTGATGGAAGTATACGCTTCCTTCATGTCAAAACTTGGAAAAGTATAAATAATGGCGCTAGCAAAGAATAAAAGGAGTCCCTTCACATGAGCCAGAATCCCGTAGACACAGCAAGAACCATTCTTGAGAAGATCGATCAGATCGACGAAGAGAAGCCCGTTCTTGACTCAGAAACTTACAATAAGGACGCCACCGGAAAGGGTGATGAGGTTCACACCGATGAGGGTCCAAACAACGCAAAGAAGAACAAGAAAACTATCGACGCCAAGCCCTCTGCGGCTAAGCCCGAGAAGAAGATCCCTGAAGTCGTTCCTCCTGGCGGAAGCCAAGCAGGTGGTGGCACTAACGAGGATCTAAGCGTTCTCTTTGATGGTGAAGATCTTACCGAAGATTTCAAGGTAAAGGCAATCACCATCTTCGAGGCTGCTATCAACGAGAAGGTTGCCGCTCAGGTTACTGAACTCGAAGAGGCATACAACGTTGCTCTCGCCGAAGAGGTCGCTGAGGTTACTGAGGAACTCACCAACAAGATTGATGAGTACCTTGATTACGCAGTTCAGACTTGGCTTCAGGAGAACGAACTCTCTGTTGAGCAGGGTATTCGTACCGAAGTCAGTGAGTCCTTTATGAACGGACTCCATCAGTTATTCCACGATCACTATATTGCAGTTCCTGAAAGCAAGGTTGACCTTGTTGATGAACTCGCAGAAGAGAACGAGGAACTCGTCACTAGACTCAACGACGAAATCCAGACAACTATGGATCTCGCCGAAGAACTACTCGGGTTCCAACGTGCGATCGTGTTCAACGATATGTGCGAGGGACTTGTTGACACTGAAGTCGAGAAGTTTAAGACCCTCTCTGAAGGTATCGAACACGCAGACATCGAGGAGTATGCTGAAAAACTTCACATTGTCAAAGAATCATACTTCAATGGCGTTGAAGGCGAAGAAATCGCTGACGACAACAACGAAGGAACACCTATCGTAACCGAGAGCAACTCGATTATGGAAGGTTACGCAAACGCAATCGCTAGATCCCGCTGAATCAAATAAACTCACAAAGGAGAAGTCAAAATGGATTTCGATAACATCACACCAATGGATTCACTTGAAGAAAAGTGGACTCCCATTCTAGAACATAAGGATCTTGAGCCTATTCAAGACTCCTATAAGAGAAAGGTCACCGCTGTCCTTCTCGAAAACGAAGAGAAGGCTCTTCGTGAGCAGAACCTAACCGAAACCCCCATGAACGCTCTTGGTGGTAACCTCGGTGGTGGTGCTGTT